CGTAGAGACTAGCCTTCGTGACGCTTTGCAGGCTCAATCTGAAGGCCAAACCAGGGAGCTAACAGAGGCAGAGGCTCGTTTATTGTCAGAAATAACCGGTGTAGAAGCTGGAGTACTACAGCAATTATCTACTGTAGAAGGTGCGTTAAACACTCGACTCAACAACATCGGTACAGATATAAGCCAAGTTCAAACTAACTTAGAGTCATCTATTGCTGGCGTTCGTAGTGAGGTTAGAGATGTTGAAGAAAGCTTACAAGATGCCTTGGAGGCACAATCACAAGGACAGGCAAGAGAGTTAACAGAAGCCGAAGCGCGTTTATTAGAGCAAATTACAGGCGTTGAGGCTAATACGTTACGAGAGTTATCTGCGGTAGAAGGCGGATTACAACGTCAACTAGAAGAAATGGGCTCTAATCTTGGTAGTGTGCAAACTGAGCTAGAGTCATCTATTGCTGGTGTTAGAGGCGAAATTAGGGATGTAGAGGAAAGTCTACAAGATGCTTTAGAGGCTCAGTCACAAGGTCAAACTAGAGAACTTACTGAAGCAGAAGCGCGTCTATTATCAGAAATAACTGGCGTAGAGGCAGGCTTGTTACGGCAGTTATCTACTGTAGAAGGCGGACTAAATGCCCGACTACAAAATATAGGAACTGACCTTGATTCAGTTCGAGATGAGCTAGGTACGTCTATTCTTGGCGTTCAAAGAGAAGTAAGCGAGGTAGAGCGCAGTCTTACAGAAGCGCTTGAAGCCGCAACACTAGGTCAAACTACAGCGTTAAGTGACGCTGAGGCACGTTTGCTTTCTCAGTTAACAGGCATTGAGGCTGATATTCTTCAGCAAATGGCGGCATCTGAGGCCGGCTTAGAACAACAGCTACTTGATGTTGGGACAAACATTAATCAAGTGCGCACTGATCTTCAGTCTCAAATTCAAACAACGCAGGAAGAAACGGCTCGAAGTTTAGAGCAAGCATCTGATGAAAGGCGACAACTGCAAGAAGCACTAGCGGCACAAGCCGAGGGACAAGCCAGACAATTAACCGAAGCTGAAGCCAGATTGCTTTCTCAAATGACAGGAGTAGAAGCCGGTGTTTTACGGCAACTATCAACAGTTGAGGGCGCTTTAAATGCTCGTCTTAACAATATCGGCACAGACATTAATCAAGTTCAATCTAATTTAGAATCTTCTATAGCCGGTGTTCGTGGTGAAGTTAGAGATGTTGAAACTAGCCTGCAAAATGCACTAGCCGCACAAGCCGCAGGTCAGGCGCGTCAATTAACAGACGCTGAGGCTAGACTGCTTTCACAAATTACAGGCGTAGAGGCCAATACATTACGACAGCTATCTACTGTAGAGGGCGCATTAAACAATCAGCTTAATCAGCTTGGGACAAATATAAACAATGTTCAAAACCAGCTAGAGCAATCTATTGCCGGTATTGCGGCAGGACAGCAAACCGCAGAGCAAGAGCGCAGAGACTTACAGCAGGCTTTGCTTGCAGTAGGTGGTGACGTTAATCGTTTGGATGCACAAACACGCCAACAATTTGAAGAGTTTGGCGAGGACGTTAATGAGTTGTTTGCTAACGTTAACGTAGATATCGAAGGTTTACGTGCAGGCCAAGTTAGTCAGGAAGAAGCGTTTAGGCAATATCAAGAAGATGCGGCTGGCCAAGCGGCTCAAGCAACTACCGAGCGTCGCAACTTACAGCAGTCATTAATTGCAGTCCAAGGCGATGTAAGCCAGCTTGATGCGAATACTCGACAACAGTTTGAAGAGTTTGGTGGCACAGTTAACCAGCTATTTTCTGATGTAAATGTTGATATTAACGCACTGCAAGCAGGGCAGATTAGTCAAGCAGAGGCACAGCAAGCATTTGAGCAAAGCGTGGCTAGTCAGTTTGGTGACATTACAGGACAGCTAGGCGCATTAGGCGGTCAGGTTGGCGGATTGATGTCAGATGTAGCCGGAATTGGCCAAGGTCTTGAGGGTCTTGGTGAGGGTGTTGCTGGATTAACAAAAGGCATTGGAGGTTTGGGAGCTGGTCTTATGGCACAACAAGCCATGTTGCCTGGACAAATAGCCGCGCTTACTCCGATTCAACCTCAAGAGTTTAAAGAATTTAGACAGGGCCTTACTCGACGTAAGATTGCGACACCACTACAAATCGGCATGTTTACCGGAGGCGCTAGAAACGTATGACATACCTAAACCTAATGAACAGCGTGTTGCGTCGGCTTCGAGAGGAAGAGACCACATCTGTTACAAGCACCACCTATGTCAAGATGGTCGGTGACTTTATTAACGATGCTAAGACTTTAGTAGGTCAGGCGGCAGACTGGTCTGCACTACGAGAAACACTCACGATCTCGACAACCGCTTCGGACAACACCTATTCACTAACGGGTGGTGGCGACAACGTAAAAGTCATGTCGGTTATCAACGATACTCAAAATTGTTTTATGGAGTATCAAACTAAAGATTGGTTTAACGATGCGCTTTACATTTCTAACGCAGTAGAAGGTGCGCCTAAGTACTTTACCTACAACGGTCTAGACAGTAACGGCGATACTCAGGTTTTAGTTGGCCCTACACCCGATGGCGTATACAGCCTTCGTTTTGATCTAACTAAACGACAAGCAGATCTAACGGCCAATACTGACTCACTGCTTATTCCTGCTCAACCTGTCATTCACTTAGCAGTGGCATTGCTTGCGCGTGAACGTGGTGAGACAGGCGGTACATCGACTGCGGAATACTTCCAGATTGCTAACCAGTATCTGTCAGATGCCATAGCAATTGATGCGGCAAAGCACCCAGAAGAGATGGTATTTAGGACGGTTTGATATGGCTCAACAACTGCAAAGCATCAATCTTGTAGCTCCGGCCTTTAAAGGTGTTAACACCGAAGACTCGCCGTTAGCACAAGACCCGTCGTTTGCTGAGATTGCAGATAACGCTGTAATCGACAAGCGAGGACGTATTGCCGCACGCAAGGGTCATAGTGTTATTACGACTAACAAGACTGTGCTTGGCAGTGCGTCTATCCGATCTATCAAAGAGTTCAGGGATGACGGTGGCAACACCAAAATATTCTCTGTAGGTAACAATAAGATCATTAGCGGTACAACTACGTTAGTTGATGAAACGCCTGGTAGTTACACAATTACTGCTGACAACTGGAAGATGGTGACGTTTAACGACAAAATCTATTTTTTCCAGCGTGGCTATGAACCTCTTGTTTACGACAATGCCGGTGGTTCAGTAATTAAGTTAAGTACCGTGTCCGGTGCCGCCGGAGTAGCCAGTGCCATGTACGGCAACGAAGTTCTAGCGGCCTATGGTCGGCTCTGGACGGCTGACTTTAGCTCTAACAAATCTACTATCTACTGGTCTGATCTACTTATTGGGCATGACTGGTCTGGTGGTACTAGCGGCAATATTGATATCTCAAAGGTATGGCCTGACGGCTATGACGAGATTGTTGCGCTGGCGGCACACAATGGATTGCTGATTATCTTTGGTAAGCACAGCATCATTGCGTACCAGGGAGCAGAGGCTCCTGCCACCATGTCAATCGCAGATACCGTAGCAGGTGTTGGTTGTGTTGATAGGGATACCGTGCAGTACACCGGCACAGACGTGCTGTTCTTGTCGCATACAGGACTAAAGAGTTTTGGCAGGACAATCCAAGAAAAGTCGATGCCGATTAGCAGTCTGTCTAACAACATTACAAAGGACATTATCGCCGCACTACAGAACGAAACAGAGTTCTTTAGGTCGGTATACAGCCCAGAAGAAGGTTTCTATCTGCTGACCTTTACAGGGCAAGACGTAACCTATTGTTTTGATGTGCGAGGCACGATAGAGAATGGCTCATACCGTGTAACGCGTTGGCCTTCTACCAGTTTTACTGCTTACACCAGGCTCGATAACGGCACACTGCATGTAGGCACAACGGCTGGAATTAGCACATACACAGGGTATAGCGATAACGGGCTGGGCTATCGATTTAAATATTACAGCCCAAGCTTAACGTTTGGCGATAGCTCACGAATTAAGATCCTTAAAAAACTAAAGCCTACATTAGTTGGCGCTAACAACTCTGTGGTCTTTATGAAGTGGGCGTATGACTTTGACACTACATACGCTACGGCAGAGTTTACGGTAGGTACGCAGATTACTGGGTTCTACGGTGAAAGCGAGTACACAACAGTAGAATTCACAGGTGGTCAGCTAACCAATCAACGTAGCTTAAACACCACAGGATATGGCACCAGTGTTCAGGTAGGTCTGGAATCAGAAATTGATGGATCGCCTTTATCACTACAAGAAATTAACGTAATGGCTTTGATAGGTAAGCTACTTTAACTAGGAGACAACTATGGTTGTTAATAATTCAGGACAGGGAGCTTTAGGCGCAGGA